CTGCGCGACTTCAATTTGACCGAGCGTCTTGATCTGCTGGGCAATTTCAAACTCAGCTAGGGTAATAAATGTGGGGATTTGCTGAACGACAGAGGCGTCGCTACGCTCTAGGTACTGCTCAACGGCAGTCACTAGATTATCATACGTTAGGGCGAAAGATGCTGTCATGTCTGTGATCCCAAATAAGAAGGCTTCCGTTTGTTTCAAACAGACACGCCTTAATTTTACCCCTTATCCTTGTTTATTGAAATAGTCAATTAGCTTGGCATAACGCATCTGGCGGTCATCCAATCCATTTGTGCCGCCGTTTACCCGTTTTGTCATGCCAACCACGTCTTTTACATCAGCATAATTATTAAGGTGGCGAGTATCCCAAAACCAGCCAGCAGATAGAGCCGCTGCTTCAGGATGTTCAACAAGAGCAGGATTATTAACAGCATCCACCCCAGTAGCGTTACCAAATGCAACATAATTATCTTTGCCCGTGAGTTGAATAAGCCCTCGACCCCGATACTTAAAACCTTCCCCAGAAGCTTCGTCACCATTGCCCATCCTGTTTGCATATATTCTATTTGCTATCTTTTCTGGATTGCGGACGTAGGCATTTGCTACTGAATCGTCAGGAAAATACTTACCAAAGATGGAGCGCAGGGCAGGTGCGGAATAATTTAGGTTTTCAACTACAAACTTGAATCCACCAGACTCATGCGCAACTTGGGACAAAAAACCGGCTACCCGCTCTGGGGTTTTGATTTCGTACTTTTCGCAAGTTGCATTCAATGCATCAAGCCACATATCCGCCATTGCATCTGAGCAAGTTTCACTACTTACAAGCAAGTCCTTAGTGATCATTTGCTTGCAACTCCCTGAACCTTTTCGTAGGTGCGCAAACCACCCATGCCTAGCATCCCCATCATGAGCTGCCAGAGGTTATCGTCAAGACCGGGCATATCAGGCAGGGGATGACCGATTGCAGCGGCAAAAGTCGATCCAAGCGGCTTAAATACGTATTGATAAAACAAGGCAATGACAGTTACCCAACCTACAGCAGGGCGCCATCCTGATACAAACAGGCTTGAGTTTTGCGCTTCAACCTTGTTGATGTCCGTCTGAGCCGTCATCGTGGCTAACTCGCCATTCTGCTGAAGCTCAAGTAACTTGAGTTTTGCCTCTGCCGCCTGAGCCGGGTCAGGGAATATGCGTTGGATTAAGGTTGTACCTAGATCAATTGCTGCGCTTACTGGATCGAGTGCCATATTAGCCTCCTAATGGATTGGATGTTGCTTTCTTCATCGCTTGCATCTCGGCTTTAACCGCATCAAGCGCCGCATTAACTTCAGCACGAATCAGGGACAACTGGCTTCTGACTTCTTTCTGAGTGGCTTCGGATATGACCTTGCCATCCCGGGAATTCATTAGCGCTTCTGAAGTCTTATCTTGTACTTTTACCAAGGTGTCATTGACCGATTCAAGACGGCTTTTGACCACACCAACCTGATCTGCTACCTTATCTACAATGACTTTGTGTTGCGTCTCAACCGTCTTTGATAGAGCATCATTGTCTTTCTGAAGCGATGCCACCTGAGCCTTCAAATCAGAAATTGACTTTTCTTTAGCGTCATTTGTTTCAATTATCGTAATAACCTGATTGTACTTTGTTACGCCAAGATAACCCGCCCCAAGTATTGCGGGAACGCTGGTGAAGACGATCATAACTGCCGCTTTGGGGTTGGCTAATAATGTCGTAAAGAAGGTAATTATCTCGGAAGATTTGTTCGGCGCTATTTTGTTCATACTTTTGTTCCGGCATCAGGTTGTTTTGCTTAATACCCTTTTGTTCAATTACCCCGACCGCTATCAGAGTCGTCGTCTGACTTTGCTTCGGAGTCTCCTTGCTCGTCGTCGGACTGCTCGTCTGACTGTTCGTCATCGGGCTGCTCATCGGACTCGTCGTCGGGTTGCTCTGCGGACTGCTCTGAGGCGTCTGCGGAGGTGGAGTCGGTATCGGCATCGGCACTAACACCGCTGCTTTGGTCGATGGACTGCTGAGTACGGGCGATGATGTCACCGACGGCGTTGTCACCACCGGGGTCACTACTGGAGTCGTTACCACAGAAGTTGTCGCCACCGAAACCTGAGATGGCTGTGATGTTGTTGTTGATGTTGGCTGCGACACCGTTTGCTGCGTTTGTGAGGGTGTTGGCGATACTGTTTGCTGCTGCACTGGCGACGATACTACCTGCGTTTGCTGCTGCGGCGGCGACGATGCCACTGGCTGCGCTGGCGGCGGTGCTGACTGTATCGGCGGCGGGGGAGGGATTGGAACGCAAGAATTTGAAGATGTTACCCAGTTTCCGTTTACAGGTTGACCATAAGGATTTGGACACGTTGACGTTTGCGTCTGGGTTATTGATCCCGTGTACCCCGTCGGGCAGCTCAGTGTTTGGGTTTGTGTTGTTGGATGACATGATGGTGGATTCGCTATGCAAGAGTTTGAGGTTGTTTGCCACGGCGACCAGCTCTGAGTCGAACAAAAGTATTGACGGGTTTGAGTGATCGCCCCACTATAATTCGGAGGACACGCAACAGTCTGCGTCTGGAATTGGGGCTGGCAAGTAAGCTGGCAATTGCTTGAGATCGTCTGCCATCCGCCATATGAATGGCTTTGACAGTAGTATGTTCGCTGCTGAAACTGGTCGCCAGAGTAACCAGCGGGACAGCTTGTTGTCTGGTACTCGTTGGTATTTTGGCATTGGTCAGCATTACTTACTCCCGCCAGAAGTAAGGCGAACAGATAAAACAAAATCTTGACCATAAAGCTTTCTGAACCTTTCAGGATATAGCTTCCACCAAGCCATTCTTGCTGAATCACCAATTGATCCTCCTATTGGGCAAGGAGTGCCAGATGTCTCCATTGCTTCCCATACTCTTGGATCATCACACAATATGGCTACGGCAGTCACTTTTAATCCAAGATCATTCAGCGCTCGGGCAAGTTTAATGCGTTCACAGTTATCATCTCTAACTACCGTTCCGGCTGAAAATCCAATCACCGTCGAACTAATAGCACCAGATACAGGCATTGAGCAAACGTCTTGACTAAAAGAACTAACAGCAGGCGCCATTGCGCTTGGTGGTGGCTGATTCTTGTAATTGATAGTCGTGTCCTGTGCGTACACAGTCGGGATCATCAAGAACAGCCACAACCATTTCATCTATCAGCCTTTTGATCCAACTTGTCAAATATTTGCTTCAAAATCTGTTTGATCTCTGCAATATCGGATCTGTAATCGTCTTTGGCCACATAAGTCACCGGCAAAGCATTGACCTTGTCTTCCAACTTTTGAATCTGGCGGGTCATATTGTTCAATACGAATGCCGCCAGAAAACCAGCAACACTCACTACTGCATTGAATATTTGCTGGTTGTCCATCAGAAACTCTTCAAGGTTTTTGCCAAACGAGCACGTTGACCTAACTTGCCGGGCTTTTTAGCGGCGGCATCCAATTTCTTTGCGGGTATCTTCTTGCCCTCTGGGACATGAAGCGCTTCACGCAAAGCGCCGGGTTTTTTAATTGCACCGGCGATCCAATGTGTCTTATGCGTTGCCATCTTTGGCCTCTACCACGGTTTCATCTGCAGCAGGAGCAGGATCAGCAGCAGGCTCATCAGCGGGTGCTTCCACAGGTGCAGGATCAACTGGTGCAGCAGCGCTATCAACAGCAGGAACGGCAGAAGGAGCACTAGCAGCAGGAGCATTATCGGCTGCAGGAGTGAATGTAGGAGCTTGTTCGACATAGCTAGTCACCGGAGGAGCGACGACGGGTGCGCCGGGTTCTACATACTTGGTATGCAGCCAATCAATAAACTTATGAATCTCAGCCGCAGCCTCAGTTTCATAATTAGCTAGATGCTCACGAATCTCTTTTAGGAATTGCATGGTTTACTCCTTTGGTTGCTCGTCTACGGGTGCTTGCGCTTTCATTACTTCAACCTGAATCTGGCTCACTAATTGAGCCACTTCAGCATAGGGCTTTGAACAAAGATAGCCCATAATTGCGTTGATAAGTTCGATAGAAATGTTCATATTGATATCCAAGTTGATCCGTTGTAATACTCCATTACTGAAGTATCAGTATTAAATCGCATCATACCCGCCGCAGGTGACGCAGGACGTTGTGCCGTTGTTCCTGCGGGGTATTGCAAGAAATCTGTGTTTTGGATTTCAAGTGCCATGATTTAAGCCGTGTAAGTGCCGCTTGATGTGAATGTGTGCGCCCAAGTGGTTAATCCAAAACTGTTTGTGTATGAGGTCACAGTCCCACCTGAACCAATTTGAGTGGCGTTTACATAAGACAAAATAACAATACCTGAACCGCCAGTTCCGCCCGTGCTTACCCCTGCACCACCACCCCCGCCAGTATTTGCTGTCCCTGCACCGCCAGTTGAGCCTTTACTACCCGATCCACCACCACCTATTCCACCTGAACCAACGGCAGATTGTGCGCTGTTTATTCCACCACCACCACCTGCGTAAAATACAGAAGAACCAGATATTGATGAACTTAGTCCTGCACCACCATTACCACCAACTGAACTAGTGCCATTAGAACCAACAGCCCCCGCACCGCCGCCACCACCACCTGCTGTGTATGTAGAAAAATCTGAACTTCCTGTGCCACCTGTATTTCCTTGCCCTGAAGTACCTGCTCCACCAGCACTATAAGTTCCACCACCGCCCGATCCACCTGTACCGGGTGCGCTGCCATTTGAACCAAACCCGCCGCCAATTGCAGCAGTAAATGCACCAATAGAAGAATTTGAGCCGTTAGTGTTAGCTGCTCCACCACCTCCGACTGTGACGGTATATGCAGTACCCGGCGAAACTTGACCCGCTCCAAGAAGAAAACCACCTGCACCGCCACCTGCGCCGCCATTTAGCGAACCACCACCGCCGCCGCCTGCAACAACAAGAAGACTTACATTATATTTACCAACACTAGTCCAAGCTGAACTGTTGTAGTACTCAAGCAAACCAGTTGTTGAGTTATAACGTGTCATCCCTACCGCTGGCGTAGTCGGGCGTTGTGCCGTAGTACCATTAGGCATTTGAACGTAATCTGTACCGCCAACAACTAACGCCATGATATTTCCTTAATTAAGCTGCAACTACTGCATCCCACGCTTTCGTGGCTTCATTCCAAACGTACGGCTTACCATCCGTAGGCATCGCTACTGGTGCTTCCCACAGGTGGTTTGCATTCAGCGTCCACGATGGGAATGGTTGAGGGGCGACGAAGACGTCTTTAACTGCATCGTAGGTGTAACCGATGCCAGCATAGTTTCCACGCAGGGCTACGCCACCGTCAGGCTTACCGTCAGCACCGTAGTGAACATTGCCACGAGTATTGTAGCTGGTCTGTATCCATTGACCGGGGCTAGTGTCCACGAATGTTTTGAAGAAATCTTCTTCTGCGACGATAACTGATACGACTTTGCCGTCTACTACTTTTGCATAATGGCTCATGTATATCTCCTAAAAATTAAGCCGTATAAGTCCCAGAGGACGTAAATGTGTGAATCGTATAACCGCCAGACGATGTGACTGTGCCGCCTGTACCACGTTGAGCGCCCTGATAATAAACCAGAACAATCCCGGAACCACCAGCGCCACCGTTTACGTTTGTCCCACTAAACCCAGATGCACCGCCGCCACCGCCGGTATTGGAAGATGCGCTAGTTGGGGTCGAGCTTGTGCTTGTTCCATTTGTTCCACCATCCGCACCGTAACCACCGGCTACGCCATATCCGCCCCCACCACCGCCACCTGCGTATGATGCAACGGAACCCGTAATTGTGGTGAAAAACCCTCTGCCTCCGTTACCAGCTTGTTTGTTTGCGCCGTCTGTACCGTTACATCCCCAACCACCACCACCGCCACCGCAAGTATCTAAGTTTGCCCCATTGCCACCAGTAGAACCTTGTCCAGCAGTACCCGGACCGCCCTGAGTTGTACCCGGAGAACCATTTCTTGCGCCACCGCCACCGGAACCACCTGATGCTCCATTGATAGAAACTCCACTACCTCCGCCTCCACCACCTACTGCGGTAAAACCAAACCCAGTTGAGTTGCCACCATTACCGCCCGTGGAAGAAGTACTAGGCGCACCGCCTCCGCCAATTACGATTGAGTAACCTGTTCCACTTGTAACCGTAAGCGTTGAAAAAACAACTCCACCACCGCCTCCACCGCCGCCGTTACCACTTCCGCCAGCGCCACCTCCGGCAACAATTATGCAGTTAGCAAAATAGGGGGAAGATGCGATTGGTTGCCAAGCCGTGCCATTCCAAGCCTCAAGCTGACCCAGCGTACTATTCCATCCCATCTGCCCGTTCTGAGGGCTTGATGGTCTACCTGCCGTTGTCCAAGAAGGAGGGGCTATGCCTGTCGTGCCGCCTATGTATGCAGTCATGTTCTTTCCTTATGCCGTAAATGTGCCTGATGTGGTGAAGGTGTGCAGGTAATAGTTCAAACCGTTGTATGTATAAGTAGTCACAGTTCCACCAGTACCTTTTTGTGTTGCGCTTTGATAAGCGACTAATACAACTCCTGAACCTCCAGCCGCTGAGTCTGCACCGCCACCGCCGCCAGTGTTTGCTGTTCCTGCCGTGCCTGCTCCATTGCCTGCTCCGCCTGCTCCACCACCACCCGCTCCACCACCTGTTGCGCCTGATGTGCCGCAACTTCCGCCACCACCGCCGTAAAATGTAGTGTAATTGCCAGTAATTATGGTTTGTAGCCCGTCACCACCGTTTAATCCATTCCCAACTTTTCCTGCTCCACCACCACCACCACCGTTTCCATTACTTCCACCAGACTGCCCATAAGCTCCAGCAAAGCCTTGATTTGTAGTTCCAGATCCCGGAATTGTTCCAGATGAAAAATACCCACCCCCGCCACCAGAACCACCGTTAGAGCCATTGCCGCCATATCCTCCGCCTCTACCGCCGCCAATGGCTGTAAGTGATCCAAAAGTAGTATTTGAGCCATTTGATCCAGAACCACCAGCACCAATTGTTATAGAAAAAGCAGTTCCTGAATTAACAAGAACAGAACTATTTATCACACCGCCGCCGCCACCACCTCCAGCTTGATTGCTACCGCCAGAGCCACCACCCGCAACAACTAAATATTGAATTGAGTAACCGCCAAGTGAACCCCAACTTGTACCGTTATAAACCTCAGTCGATGCAGTCGTAGAGTTATAACGTAATTGTCCAGTAACAGGACTTGCAGGGCGTTGAGCAGTCGTTCCCACAGGAAGTTGTGCCGCACCCGTAGCAGAGTCGGCGTTAATCAGAATACCCGCAGCGGCAGGTACAGACATTACAAAGTTGTTTGCAGTATCGACAGCGTTTAGCGTGACACTTCCGCCTGATGGTGCTGCGAGTTTGATTGAACCAGCCATTTGTTAACCCCAAGAAGAGCCGTTGTAAGTTTCGACTGAACCCGTCGTGGTATTGAATCTCATCTGCCCTGTGCTAGGAGATGCAGGTTGTTGTGCCGTTGTGCCTACTGGCAAATACAGCCCACCTGTTGATGAGTCTGCGTATGACAGCACACCACTCGCAGCCTGCACGTTTACAGACACGTTTGACGCAGTGTCGACTGGGTTGACTTCAACCGTACCAAGTGAGGGGGCTTTGAGTCGGAGTCCCATCAGATCACAGCCCAAGTAGAACCAGCAGAGATCGTCACCGTCACGCCTGATGCAATCGAAATTGGCCCAGTGCTCATCGAATTCTGACCACTAGGTATCGTGTAATTGTAATTAACAGTCTGCCCGTTGTTAACAAATACCTGATCCGTACCGCCACCCGTTGCACCGCCCGTAATACCGTAAACCGTTGTTCCGTCAGTGATGTACAGCTTCTTATCAGCGACGTTGACAGCAATCTCACCCACAGCGAGATTAGACACCGACGGGACGTTTCCAGACGTTGTGCTGTGATAACTAATGAGAGGCGTAAATCCCGTTTGTGCCATGTCTTTTCCTTTACACCACGACCCAGACTGAGCCTGAAGGTACAGTAACTGTTACGCCAGAAGCGATGGTCATTGGCCCAGCACTCACGGCGTTATAACCCGTTGGGATTGTGTAGCTAGTATTCACTGTTGCATTGTTCAGCGTCAAGCCGTTAATTGCCATGAGTGCTTGAGATTGAAACTCACCAGTACTTGGCTTATACAATAAGTTTGCGTTACCAGTGTAGATCGTTGAAACCGATCCAGTTGTGGCGTTTGCAAATGTTGGGTAAAGGTTTGTAGCCGTTGATGTATCGTTGGCAAGCGTCACGCCACCTGCAGGCGTTGTCCATGTTGGAGGTGAGCCAGCACCGCCTGAAGTCAACACCTGACCTGATGTGCCATATGAAACAGTGGCAACAGGACCAATACCAAATTGACCCGCAGTACCAAACACAAACCGACCTGCACCACCGTTGAAAATAGACAACGGCAAATATGTACCTGTTCCATTTACGCCAGATACCAACTGAACATCTGTCGAGCCGTTTGTGGCGATCAGAATCTTTGATGCGTTGGTTGGATCAGCAGCGTTTGTTGCCTGCCATGATGCAGCCGTACTTGTGCCGTTTGGCAAGGCATAAATGCCGGTTGATCCGTTGGTTGTGCCTGTTATAAATGCAGTTCTGCTGGCTACCGTTGCATTACTGAAATCACCTTGGAATCGAGCTGTAACACCTGCATTACCAAGGGTTAATGTAGTGCCGTCAAACGTATGATTGGCGCTAGATTGTAAGGCGCCTGTGCCGTTGCCGTAAGGAATGTAATTGGCAGTCAGCGTTGTTAATCCTGTACCACCTGAACCAACGCCAAGTGTTCCTGCAAGCGTCACAGCGCCGCTTGTTGCGGTGCTAGGTGTCAAACCTGACAAAGATGTTTGGAATGTCGTTACGCCCGATGCAGGAGCAGGTTGCCATGATGGTACGCCTGCGGTCAACGTCAGAATGTAACCGTTCGTACCAGCAGCCAAGAATGTCGTCGTGCCAGATGCTGTCTGGTATGGTAGCGAACCGTTTGCACCACCTGCAAGATTGGTGGAGGTCGTTGCGTTTGTTGCGTTTGTAACTGCGGTCGATCCAATTGCGCTGACGATCTGGGATGCGGTCGCTGCAGTAAATGCTGATGTGCCGTTACCGTATGCAAGCCCAGTCAGCGTGGCAACGCCTGTACCACCTTGCGATACAGTAAATGTGCCGCTTGTTACTTGAGACGCAGCAATCGCAATCGATGCATTACCAGCCAACGTCAACTGACCTTGCGCATTAACTGTGAATGTGCCGACCGATGAAGCTGATCCGTATGATCCTGCAGTGACAGCCGTATTAGTGATGCTGAACTGGCTACCAGTAAGCGTCAGTCCTGTGCCTGCGGTGTAAGTACCAGCACCAGAGAACTGAACCCAAGTAACCGCAGTAACGCCAAGCGTACCGCCCGGGTCAACCGTACATGTCCAACCCGTGTCAGCTTGCGTCGTTCCTTTCTCAACAAACACAAATGCAGATACCAATTGATTCCAAGTATTAGCATCAGATGATCGTGACCAAGCGCCTGACGATGAAATGTAAATACCGTTTTGCGACGAGGTGGCTTGATTCTTAACCAACACACGACTTGCAGAGGTCGTAATCCCATCAATGGTTTGTTCGCCAGACAGCGTGATGCTAGTAGTAGTGGCACATAAAACTGGCGCTTTGACAGACAAGCCCTGCGCTATAGAGTCAACGTAGGACTTGTTGACGATGTCGTTTGAATTAACAGGCGTAGTGGTAATTGAGCCGGTTGTCAGCGTAATAGCATCAATAGTCGTACTGACTGCCGAAGTAATCTGCCCTTGAGCATTAACCGCAATAACAGGAACTGATGCTGATGAGCCGTATGAGGTAGCAGTAACACCGGTATTGGCGATTGAAATCGTACCGGTCGAGGTGATCGGGCCACCCGTCAATCCCGTTCCTGTGCCTACCGAGGTCACGCCAGAACCAGAAACAATCGCACCCCATGCGCCGTTTGCATAACCCTCAAACGTCTGCGTGGTGGTGTTGTAACGCAAGTCACCGTTTACAGGTGATGCTGGACGTGATGCAGTCGTTCCTGAAGGTATCTGAATCGCACCAGCGCCGGGGATTACGGGATTCGACGCCAAGCTAACCGTCGAAATGCCACCTACAGTAGATACGTTGATCTGGCTAGTCGTGCCGCTAACAGAAGTCAGCGTACCGTCGCCAATACCAAATGTCTGCCATGATCCTGCGTAGTAGCCCTCAAATCGACCCAAATCGCTGTTATAGCGAATCTCACCCGTGGTTGACCCACGCTGTGCCGTCGTACCAACAGGAACGGTTACACCTGCTGTGCCGGGAATAATAGGATTGCTTGCAAGGCTAATTGTCGGTGTGGATGATCCATCACCGCCTGTCACGCCGATTTGATTAGATGTTCCAGTAATCGTAACGGGGCTGATCGTTGATGACGATCCAAGCGCCAATAATCCTGTGCCGGTAGCGTTAGCTAATGCCAGCGCTAAACCAGTCAACTGGAATGTCGGATTGCCTGATACGCCACTACCGTTCGTAACCGAAATACCATTGCCGCTTGTGGCGAGCGATCTAGCTGTGATCGTATTGGCTGCAGACTTGACGATAACGCCTGTGCCTGCTGATTCTAGCGATCCAGAGGTGCCATTAAGCGCAATCGTATAAGCGCCTTGAGCGCCGCCGTCAGTAATGCCAATACCATTGATAGCAGAAAAGTATCGGCTATTAGG